TGCCATCAAGCGAAATAAGTGAGGATTGACGAGGAATAACAATTTGATTCTGGAGGTTCACTTTACCATACAGAGCTTTCTTGCGGAGATCTAGGAAAGCAACACTCTGGTCCTGCTCCTGTTTCTCGTCCATGTACTCTTCGTAGCTTTTACGCTCCTGGAATGCACCAAGTGCACTCATGTTATTTTTGCCCGAAAGTGCCATTATTTCTCACCTCCAAGTTTTGGCCATGAGTGAAATTTGCAATCAAGAGATGTCTTGTACTGTCCTTCTTCCACCACATTGCCGACCGTGATGACGGTGTAGTATCCGAGCAAGCCGAATGCTTTTAGGTTTCTTGGATCGCCGTATGCGGAAGGGTTTAAGAACACCTTCTGCCCAGGTCTGAAGAAAGTGATGCCCTGGAGTTCGACCGTTGCATCATAAACTCTTTTTCTTATATTCTCCTGGTTCTTGAGGGCTCTCTGGAGGACAAATGACTGGAAAGCCTGATCGTCAATGACGGAAAATTTAATTTCCTTAACCACACCTGCATCCTTGCCAACCTCTAGGTGGTAGATGCCATTCTTGTGGTCCTTTGCCTTGTTAAAGCTCTTTTCATAGGACATCTGCTCACCGTATATAAACAGGTAATCAGCCATATGTCTTCTGCCCTTGCTGTCGTGCTCCTCGTGGGCGACGAGAGGAATGCTTCCATCGCTCAAGAGGTCTTCCAAGAAAGCTCTCTTTTTGTTGCCCTTGAATTCAGGCTTCCAAAAGGGTGCACCTTCGTACTTGAAGCCAAGCTTATCCGCAAAGGGTGCTGCTTTTTCCGTATATGCACTGTGAGTTCCCCTGATCACCTTACTGTCAACCCTGGGAAGGAGCATGTTCTCTGTCTCGTACTGCAAGGTTCTTGGCACCAATTGATCTACGACCGTTTTCACAAACTCGTCGAAAGATAGCTTTGTCTTGCCAGTCTCTAAGAAACTCTTGGTCAAAAATTCGTTAAAATAGTTCAAGGATATGGGCAAGTCTGCAATATTGCAAATAACCCTTTCTGTTACCTGTTCGGACTTGATCTTTTCCAGTAGCTTTTCTGATTCTTTCAATTGCTTTTGCTGCTCTTCGGTGCGTTGTGGCAAGGCACGAAGATCTTCAACCTTCTTCACCAACCCCTGAGCCTCGGCACTGGCAAACTCAAGCTTGCCTTTTTTACTGTTGTATTTTATCTGAAAGCCTTGTCCGGTGCTTGAGTCATAAAAGTTCTTCTGAAATTGGATTGGACCGAGGATAACCCTGGTGTCTCTAATCTCTTGTGAGTTTTCGTTTGGCAGGTTGGAGTTCTCAATATAGGACTCCATTGCCGCCTCCATGATGTCGCCAAGAAAAATGTATTTAACATTTATCGTAGCAGACGCAAACTTTTCGTTCAGCTCCACACCTTCGATTCTCTCTTTTCTCTTCTTCAGAATGTCTGCTGCTTGCTGTGGAGTCTCTGCATTTGCAATCTCGCCCTTGAGAGAGTTCGCAAGGGATGTGTCGGTCTGATTTGCTGTGAGAGCCAGTGTTTCCAGGTTTGCCTGTGCGACACTAAGACCCCTCTTTTGGTATATCTTTTTCATCAAGCTCAGAAATGGTCTTTTTCTGTCAAAAGACGAGGCATCAACAATAGGCTCTTCTTGGAGGCTGTTTATCTTTTTCTGCAGGTCTGCGATTCTTTTTTGACCCACATCATCTTGTCTGTCCGGTGCGGATTGAGCCTTGGCAAGTTCTTTTTTAAGTCTTTGCAACTCTTCAGTGTTGTCGCCATTAGCTTTTGTCTGTGGCTGTTTTTCAGTCTGCTCCTTCACCGTGTTGCTGGTGTCGTTGTCCTTTGTCTCCGCATCATATCTGCCAATGAAACGAACATCAACCTTCATGGTGCCGTCCTGGTTCAAGTCGATGGAGTGATGTACAAGCTGTAGTTCCAGCTCAACAGTCATATTCTTTACGGCTTTAGCAAGATCGGGATCAGACTTCCACACAGGAGACTTTTCGTCTATCTTGTATTGAATCTTCGCTCTTGTGCGCACTTTGCGAGGGGTAAACTCAACCTCGCTTGTTGCTCTCGCCCTTGCCTTCTCCTCTGAGTCGAAGGGCAAGAACAGATTCGAGAATTTATAGTAATCTTCTTTTCCCTGCCCATAGATGTACTTCTTCTCCAGATCGTCGACACTCTGGGCACGGAGAGACATGTCGCAATCAATGCTTCTGTCTGCAAGGAACGGTGTTTCGCCTCTGAAGTTCCACGAAAAAGATGTCATGTTGACACCAGTGGAGGTGCCGAGGACACCATTTGTCGAGGTAAGGTCTGAGAACTCCTCAAACTCGTATTCATATGCATCCCTCTTGGAATTTGCATATCCAAAAACTCGAACTACTGGCATCATAGAAGAAATGTGCACGGGCTTCAATCTCTCGAAGATAGAGGCTGCATCTTTCTGAGTTGTCATCATTGTGGCAAAATCTGAAACATTATTGTCTCTCTTCACATCGATGCAGGCGAAATTATCGTATGGCTGCTCTTCTCTGCTCTTTATGGACTGTTGTGCAAGCTCTTTAAGGTTGTGGAGAAGAATAGCTTGTTCAGATACTTTTATGTTTGCCAGTATTTTAGCAACTCTTGCCTTCTCTGCTTCTTGCTCTTTTCTCTTCTTCTCTGCTGCTGCTTGTTTTGCTGCGATTGATTCTATTGGCTTGTCTGGATCTTTTTTCCAGTTGCGCTTAAATGCGGTTATGTCCGAAAGTCTGTATCCGTTGAAAAAGAAAGTGGGAATTGAAAACCTGTCTTCAGTCTTGATAGGATCATTGAACCATATGGTTGTCTCATCTGAGTTGCCGAAGACAACATAGTCTTTCAGCCTTGATTCATAAGTGTAAAGGTTTCTAAATGTTCTCCTGAATGCTCTTTTTAACTCTAGACCATCGGTGCCGATGTTTTGGTCGTGCACACCTGCGAGGTACTCGATCCTTTGTGTTATTGACCAGCTTTCCCAGCTTGAGTCTGCCTTGAGGTCCTCTCTTGTTTGAATAAGATCCACATGCTCGACGGGACTAAGGACTGTCGTATATATAATGTTGTTGGTGCCATCAGCCTCTGCCTGACCACGCATCCAAGAGCGAAACTTTCCGGTGGACCACAATTCTTGAGCACGGGCACGAGATGTGTTGTATGCTGCCAACTCCGCATCGGTTGCACGACCCACCTTGTAGTGGACAACCTTGTCATCCGTTTCCCATGATGGGTTCAACTTCATAAAGTCTTTACTTTTTTCGTACTTGTAGTAACTGCCCACAGAGCCGTGGCCACGAGGTGGTGCGAGCTTAAAAGTGAGGGCATCCTCAACAAACTTGGATGTAATCGGACCACCGATCTCTGGAATGGATGCGGCACTAACATCGGTTGAGGCGAGGTCGGTGTTCGTCAGCGACTTCTTCCATGCTTCAATTGAACTGCCTTCGACAGCAACATCCTCTGCATTAAAAGATACAACTGTGCCAATCCTGTAAAGGCGAGCTGCTGGGTCATAACCTTCAATGTTGGGGCTCACCTCTTCTATCTCATAGCGATAAAAGTTAAAATCATTACCGATGCCGCTGAGTGATCCTTCGAAAGTTGCCGGCTTTTTCCATTCTCTGGTTTCTCTTGCCATTTATTAATACCCCAAAGTATTTAAAAGTTCGTCTATGTTACGGGGGACAAGAATGGTATCTCCGATTTCTACATGTCCCTCGGTTGGCTTCTGGTTGTACCATGCGACAACCCACCACAACTTAGGATCATTATAATGCGTTTGTGCCAATTTGTAAAATCTATCTCCAACGGACCACACATGAGCTTTCGTGTCGAGTGCAGAAAGAGTTCTAGGAGGGGTTGGCAACCTTCCAGTTTTGTAGTGATTTACAAACTCTTTTTCACCTCGTCGTTGACGTTGAATCTTTGTAGAATCTGAGCTGTTTGTTTTGGTTTGGATATTTTTATATCGAGACATTATGCATTGCCTCCCGAGTTGTTTCCAGAGCCCTTAACAAAATAAGGAAAACCTGGCTGTCTGAGGGTCTTTGATTTGTCGCCCTGCCAACCAAGAGGGTGGGTGTGAGCAACATAGAGAGCGAAAGACAAGCGGATCGTCTGGGGATATAGAAGCCCTGGACCTGCTGAAAAGAAATCCTGTTCAATATCCGGTGCATAAACAAGCCCGTCGATGCTGCCAACAACACCGTCGCTTGCGGAGTCTGTCTGTGCGGCTGTGCTTGCATTGGATATGAGGTTGGCAAACTTTATCTGAAAGAGTGGGGCAGCTTTAATGTCTGATGCGTTGTTGCCCTCCCCCTCGTATGATGGATACAACATTGCCATCAACTTGCCACATCGCTCCATGTTTGCGGTGGCTTCTTCGAGATTTGCAGCAACAACATCCCAGCCGAGGGTTATGACCCTTTGTGTTCCCCTGAATGTTCTGATGGGGTCCATACGACCAAAGACATTATCAACGTTCCATTCGGAGCTATATTGGTCTTCAAATTGGGTTATCATTGCCTTGAAGGTAAGTTCCTCTTCGGAGGTCAAGTGCTTTATCTTGAGGGGAAAATGCTTTTTTAAATTTTCTTCTAAATCGATATAACTTTTTGCCATTTCTTATCCCGCCTTCAAAGCACTTGTAACTTGCTTCCCTGTGCTTGCTGTGTTTGACTTAATATCACTCAGCAAGGTGCGAACATCTGATAAAGTGTTGTTCGTCTCTTTTATTAATGAGTCTGTTTGTGCTGCCATGCGCTGTGTAGAGGACATGGTTCTCTGTGTCGTCTGTGTTGCTCGCTGTGTGGCTGCAGTGACCTGTCTTGCCTGTGTGCGAGGAGCAGGGGGTGCTGCCTTGGGTCCGTCGTCGGAAAATGCACTGTAAAGACCGTAACCAGCCAAACCAACTGCACCAGCGGCAAGAACACCCAGACCAACAGGTCCGAGAGCAGCAAGACCACCTGCTGCACCTGCACCGAGGCGACCAAGAAGACCTGCACCACCGGAGGCTGCTCCGGCTGCAGAGGATATTGCACCCCTCATCATGATTGCACTAATAATCTGACTTCCCACATGGGCAAAGATTAGTCCGAAGCCACCGACAGAATCAAGAATACCCCTTAGCGAGGAATCCATTCTTTCAAGCGGCATCAGGGCAGAGAGTTGATCTCTCATCATGCTCATTTGCTTTTCTGCAAGTGTCTGAGAGTTGTCTGCCAAGTTTTCCAAAGAAGTTACAACCGGATCGTTTGCTGCCTTCATCAAGTCCTCTCCGGACAGGTCGCCCTGGAGGAATTTTCTCACCTGTGCAGGATCTGTGATGCCGAGTTGTTCGCCAACTGCCTTGATGCCCATTGTTCCGAGTTCTCTAATGGTTACTCCGGAGTCTTTAATTCGATCTCTAAGAAGAAGTGCTGCTTCTGCAGGATCATCAAAAGATGCTTCCATAAGTTCTAGGTTGTCGATGAAACCACCGCCAAGAATAGCATTCAATCTGCCTGCAGATTCTGCTGCACCTTCAAATGTTTGGAATCTTTCTCCAATGTCGAGAACCTGATCCACTGTCATGCCCATCTTAGATGCGGCTCTTGCAGTGTTCTCAAAAATACCAACTGCATCGGAGCCATATAGAGACAATCTTGGTAGTGCCTGCTGAAAAGAGGTCGTTGCTGCTTGGGCACCGATACCGATCTGGATACCGAGCCTTGCGATGTCCTCTTGTGCTTGAATTGCCTCGTCTGCACCCATGTTGAGGGCACGGATCATGATTTCCATGTTGGCTGCTGTAGATTCTGCTGAGACACCGAACTTTGTCATCAATGCAGTAGTTGCTGCAAGTCGTGGTGCAGCATCACGCACACTTTTGTTTGACATAAGATTAGCATTTGTAAAAGACACCAATGCATCGGATGCATCTTGATAAGTGACACCATATTTCATTACTGATTCGGCAGAGTCCATGATGCCTCTTTTCATCTGCCCGTCCATCATACCTGTTTGCTTATTAAAGGATGTGATGGAGCCTTGAAAATCGCTGAAGAGGGAAAGCCCTGTTCCCGCTGTGGCTTCAAACAGTTTTTGGAATGCACCAGCTGCGATGTTTGCACCCTTAAAAGATTTTTTAAGCTGCTCGTTTAGCTCGGGAAGACCGTCCTTGGACAATGCCTTGATGCCCTTGCCGAAAAATGTGCTCTCAGCGGAAACGATGCCGAATGCACCAGCGAGGTCGTCGGCGAATCCGGCGGCAGCTCGTTGTGCTTCGTTTAATTTATTCAATGCAGCAGTCTGTTTCTCAACTGCCGTGGTGCCTTCTTTGAGCTCTTTCTCCTGCTCCTCAACTGCCTTGGTGAGAAGTTGGTAGCCCAAGGTCGTATCGCTCAATTGTTTGAGTTGTTTCTTGTTTTCCTCTAGACTTCTTTCAAGTTGAGCATTGGCTTCTCTTCTCTTCTTTATGTTCTCTTCAAGCGACTCGTTCTGACCATCAATTGCTTCAGTTGAAGAAGAATAAGAAGCTGGTCCATCACCAGTGGAAGATGACTTATCAATCTTCTTGGTGAGGCTTCTTATCTCTTTTATTAGCTGCTCTAATTGATTCTCAATCGCCACTCAAGTGGTCCTCCTATTATTTGAAAGGCCACTTAAGACCAGTGCTTCTTTGGAACTTCTTTACTGCTGAGTCCAAAGAGAACTTGCTCTTGTAGGTCTGAGGATTGTCAAGACCAAACTTCTTGTAATTGTCTAAGTATTTCTTTTCTCTCCCGAGGACACGGGCAAAGTCACGAACTTGGTTCTGATTTCCCTTAACCTGTACGGGGATTGAGGTTCCGCCAAACATGGTTCCCATGATCTTTTGGATTGCCCAGCCGAACATCCTTAAATAGCTCTCGTTTACCTGACCTTTTGCATGTGCATCGAGGTCAATAACAACTTCTTGTAATTCTTTGTTTTCTTCCATTTCCGTGCCTCCAGGGGGAAAGATAAAATTTCATTAGTAAATAGTAAAAAACATAAAATAGATAGAACTATAACGCTCAGTCTATTTTATGTTTGGTATTCCTCGCTTCTGAGGCTTTGCTGCCTCGGCTTCGTCTTCTTTTTGTTTTACTAGTCTTTTCAAGAACCACCGTCGAATTCCAATGGGCAGATTGTATGCTTCCATGAAACCCCAGTTACCGTGATACTTTAAGACAAACAGTTCATCATATACAGATTCAATGTATTCATGATTGAGGCCAAAAAAAGTCCGTAGTAATAGGAACCCCCAGGTCCTGCTCGTGATTGCACTTGGCACAGACGAACTCCTGTTTGAGATCCACATTTGGAACTAATTTTTGGTATAATGTTCTTAGATACCGCGAATCCTTTGCAGGCATGTTTCCTGCGAATTCTGATATCTGTAGACGATCCTTAATGCCGTTCACTGAAACGATCATCATGGACAATGTGTCGATAAGCACACCTGCAGAGGTGCTTTTCTTTTGGAAATTTTCAATCCTCTGCTCGTCCTTACCGGTAAGCATTCTAAACTCTACTTCGAATTCTGACTTGGGAAGTGTGGTTAAGAAGGTGGAATTATCCGTTATCTGGACACCTTCCAAGTTTTCATTCAATGTTTGTGCATCAAAGGTTGCACCGATTGTTTCATAATCATTCAAGTCGAAGTCTTTCTCTGTTTTATGCCCACAATTAGGACAAGTGACTGTGGTCTTGTAATCAGCCCCATAACCTGTAATTCTAGCTGCTAATATTATAGCATTTTTATCGCCAGAAAGCAAGTCTTTAACATCGACGTTGGGTGTCATGATAATGTTTTGCAAAAGACGGTCAATCACAACACCCTTCTGGATAAGGTCTGTGTTAGCGAGGATGTCCTCCTCTTTTGCCGTCATGTGCTTTATTTCTACCTGATTTATGCCATGCAAGGCATGTTCTTTCGAATAGTATTGACCGCGAGAAGGCAGATCAACAAACTCAGTTGGCACTGAAAATGCCAAGGTTTGAGTCTGTTGATTTGTTTGTTGCGAGTCAACATTCGAGGCGGCATCGGTATTAAGCCGCTCTTGATTGTTTCTTGTAGTCATTAACTACCTCTTCTTTCTAGTCTTGTGTTCCCTGACGGAAGTAATTGACACCTTGGTTATTTGCAAAAGATGCCCAATCGTAACGGATTGTCATTTCGATTGTGCTGAGTTCTTCTGTTTCGTAGTCCAAGGAGCTGAAGCTGATTGCTTCAACCCAGGCATTGTTAAGAGTCCATGACTCTAAAACGTCGCTGCCAGTGTTGCCAATTTGCTCAATTGTCACCGTACCAAGAGCACTAACTGCTTCTTGCTTAGAGATGATTGTGGAGAAATCAGTAGCATTTGCTGGAATGTTATATCCGGCTTTCTTCAAGATACTCATTGTCTCTGCTGCAGCATCAGGTGTTGCAGGGTCAACCAAAGTAATAGTCACAGTTTCCCACTCTAAACGACCAGGGTAGTTGAAAGTGTGGTTGATGTATCTGTGTTGGGTATTTTGGATTGTAAATTTTGGCTTGTCTGCTTTAGAGGCATACCAAGTCGCACCGTCTGCCATATCTGCCAGGGTGACTTTAAATTTAAATCCTCTCTTTGGTTCGACATTTGGGTTTGTCCAGAAGTTTGTTGTCATTTTAAAAGTTCTCCTTATGAGTCAATTTCATAAATAAATAGTTATTCACCCGTTAATCATCGAATGATGCACCAGTTTTCTGAATAACAAAATCAATTGCGATAAACTCAATGGATCTTGCAGGCTTCAAGAATACTTTAGCATACATTGTGTTTCTGTCAACTAAATCTGGAGTAGTTGTTGTTTCATCAAGAACAACTCTGTATTCAGTCAAACCAAGTTGAGATTGAACATCAGCCAAGAAAGCATTTGCTTGACCGGAGAATCTCTTCCAAGTTACATCAACATTTTGATCGAACAACAATGTGGATGCGATTCTGGAAATTCCCTTCTTCACGTGAAGCATCATTCTGCGAACATTCACTCTGTCAAGAGCAGAGTCGGATGCTTGCAATGTCTTCTGACCGAAGATAACGATACCTTCTGCAGGGAACTTAGCGATTGGGTTAATGTTGTTTTCGTAGAGGCTGTCTCTCATCTTGCGAGTCAAGTGCTCACGAACACCAGCAACTGGGATACCTGCTGCTCCGTTGGTCAATCCACCGCGAGTAAAACCTGCAGGTGCGAACCAAGGTGCTGCAACCTTATCGTTGCTTGCGAAAGTGCCGAGGGCTGCGATGGAAGGTGGCAACCACAACATCTTTCCGCTGCCCAACTCATCTTTGGATTGAATCCAGGGGTGATATGCACATGCATAACTTGTGTTGAGTGCGCGAGTCTTCGCATTGGTAACAACCGAGGCTGCTGAACCTACGGAAGCACCACTTGCTGCTTCGTGAGAAGGAGTGTAACCGCCTTCAAGGTCGATAACAGCGAGTGCATCAGCACGACGTTCGCAAGTGTCAATCAAGTGATTTGTGATTACTGGCTTAGTGATACCAGGAACAACTGCTAAGTTAATTTCAGTTTGCTCTGGGTCTGAGATTGTGTTAATAGCTCTCTTGAGAGTATTGACAGGAGCACTTGTTAGCTCGTCGCCAGTCAACAAAGAGTTTCTCAAAGGATCACTCTCTGTGACGTCGAAGCCGTCAAAACCGCCAACCATTGGCATTGTGAACTTGTCGAAACCTGCATTAAGAACATTCTTGTAGTCTTCGGAACCGATGCCGCCAGTTGCTTCAAGAGAAACACCACCTGCGGTCAAAGAGGTTCCACCAGCACGAGAAGTTGCGATGTACTCAGCATGAGAGCTCACACCGCCAGCGGAGGAGGAAACCTGCTGAATGTTATCCAAAGTAAACACGAAAGATGCTTCTTTTTGATCCGCTGTGATACCAGGGAGGATTCTTGCCAAGTCAATGTTGGATTTTTCAAAACCCTTGCCAGATGATTTGGAAGTATCTGCACCGAAGTAAGCATCAGCTGGGTCGGAAGTTCCACCTGTGGAAGAACTAACTCTGAGTGCCATCTTTGGACCTGAAATGGTCATGTCAATTTCCGCATTAGCAGCGATACCAGATTCATCAATGAGGTTATCATCACCGGAGATTGAGCTGGTTGTTGCTGTGAAGCTTGTGTAGGTATCTGGACCTTGGAAGCCGAAAGGCAACAAGGAAGCATCAGCTGCACCGTCAGCTACTGCTGCGGCAACTTCTACACGAACATACTTAGACTGATTAGCATAGTCTCCGTACTCGATGAAGCGAGTATCTGCATCACTCCACTCTGCATACTTGTCGCCGATCTTTGCAGCAACGAAGTCTGGGGAGTTAGGATTGAGGTTACAGTTTGTGAATGTTTCCAAAACACGCTTTCTCGCATCAGTGTCGCTTGCGGAGCGAACTTCAACAGTAAAGGAACCGTAAGGGTTCACATCTTCATTAGAAGAAGCTTTAATGTCGGAGATGGAGATCTTCAAGTTAGCATTTGCATGCTCGCCAGAATCAATCGCATGAATCTTCATCAAGCTGGTCAAGCTATCTGCATCAAAACTTGCTGCTGGACCCAAATCTTGGGAAACAATCCAACCAGTCGATGCTTCAGTTGCGGAGTATGCTGAGCCTTTTCTTACACCGCCCTGTGCGAGCTTTGCAATGAAGGCAACTGCCTTGCCACTGTCAGCGGCATCTGATACTGCAGCTGTACAAACATCAGTAACATTTCTTTCGAAAGACTCACCCAAGAAGTATGTCTTGTGTAGGTCAGTGTCTGTTGTTGCACCAAGCAATGTTGGGTTGGTGTTGAACACTTTTCTGATATGCTTAGAAGAAGCAGGGTTCAAGTTGAAGGACACTGTTGTGGTTTCGCCGCCTGCGATAACTGCTTTGAATTCAAAGTTGTCGCCTTGGGACTTAATAAGTGTAGCATCACCTTGAGTGGTGCCAGCACCTGTGAGTTCTGTACCGGAAAGCTCGATAGTTGTTCCGCTGTCGAGATAGAAGACAGCAGCGAGTGTACCAGTGATTGTGGAACCGGAAGCTGCAACGAACAAGCCGTAAGACTCGCCGGATGCTCCCATTTGCCATCCTGCTTCACCAGCGGATGTTGCACCGTTCTGTGCTTGCTCACCGAGGCAACGAACAACAGTCAAAGGACTTCCGTTCTTCAACCAGGCACGAGCTGCATATGCTGCATAAGTTGGGGAGGTACGATTACCATCTCTCCAAACATCTCCGCCTTCGCCACCTGGGATTGGTGTTCCAAAAAGCTCTGTGAATTCCAAGAAAGAGTTTACCTTGACAGGACGCATTGCGGGTCCTCTCTGGGTACGACCAATAACGACTGGTCCTACATCTTCTGCTTGTCTTGGTAGTAGGGAATTATCAATTTCGTTTAAGAAAATTCCGGGGGATACGAATCTAAATTTCTTTTCTGACATCTTATGTTCTCCTTGTGAGGGCATTTTGCACGACGACAGTGCCTATTATATACCATATTAAATAGTATTTTAAATTTTCAAAAGGAAAAAAAGTGTTTTTTATGAACTCTAAATGCGGTTTTTTATAAAAAGTCTAGGTCATCGTCAGTCAAAATGGTTCTTTCTCTAGGTATTTTGACCTCTACTGCGTTCTCACGGCGGACAACTTTGGGCTTTTCTTGGTTTGGTCCTTCGCCGACCAAGTGACCTAAGACCCTGATGTTGATCTCGGTTTCATACATTCTTTCATCTTCGCCCATCTCTTCGACATTACTATTAGAAGAGAAGGAGCCATCGATGAAGCCTTCGTATCTGTGACCGTCCTTGTTCAGCATAAAGTGGTTAATGTTGCCTGTCTTGGTGACAAACGGCTGAATAAGGTCGTTCATCTGCTGCTGGTATTCGGCTCGCAGCTTGATGATGTAGTTTACATTAATAGATACAGGCAGAGGAATAGAGATTGTTTCATAAACAATTTTCTCATTCTTCCTCGGAAAATTTATTTGTCCACGAGCTCTTGCTGTATCTGCATTGGCAAAGTTAGATGTCTTGTCCTGCTTGATCTGCCTTGTAATCGTGAATGCACCGCCCTTAGTGTCGTCAACTGGTGGGAGGTGTGCCCATGCTGGACCTTTCCTTGTTGGATCTTTCTCGAAGCCTGCTCTCTCAACGGAGATCAAAGGAAGAATCAATGCACCTTCCTTATCTCGCATCTCTTTGGATCTCTTGGACTGGAATGCTCTCTCTGCGGATACCCAGATTACTGGAACCTTTTTGAACCCTCGGTTGGTGGTTGTGTGGAGATCCATCTCTTCATTCACAAACTCAAACACTGCCATGTCGATTGTCTCAATCGTTGACGGCTCCAAGGTTATAACATTTTCTTTTTTGTTCTCCGGCATTATTCATCCTCTTCTGAGTGGAACATACTTGCATACCAGGTACCACCTTCGTTGAAGTAGTATTTGTTCGGGACAATGAAATCCCCGACAGGCAATGCTCCTGTGTTACTTAAGTAAATAGCACGACCGCTATAAGATCCCGCATCTTGGTTGTATGCAGTCAAAATAGCATAATCTTCTGGCAATGCTGCATCCAAAGTAAGAATACCCTGGAGATCCGTTGTTGTCGCTGGTAGTGAGCTTGTCACCGCACCTGTGCTGAAGAATGGTGACGGATGCCAGATGCCACCCTCGTTAAAATAAAACTTTGCACCCTCTGTGAAGGGGTGAGGCGATCCCTGCATAACATTTGAAACATAGATCGTCCTGCCAAGATAGCCTGCTGCGTTGCTGGACAAATCATAGAGAAGTTGACGACTGGGACCATCTCCGTCATCTGAAATTGTGAAGATGCCGTTGCCTGCTATAACAGAGCCTCCGCCGCCACCGCCACCGTTATTGTTGTCGCCCATCTCAATCCATTGAGAGTTTTGTCTGAACTTGAAGCGGTTCAAGGCTGTGTGATAGACCATTGTTCCATCTGCATAATCCAAGTTGTCTAAAGAGTCAACACGAGGGATCGTAAGACCCTTGGATATAGGGCTGTCAAAATTAAAGGTGTTCGTTGCAGAGTTGACTTCAATTTTATGTTCTCCCCCGAAAATGATCGAACCTGTGGAAACATAGATGTCTCTGATTTGCTTGTCTGCAGTACCGATGTCGTACATGTTGTCGTCGGTGGGGATATAGTGCCCACCAGCAGAGAAGCCAGATGCAGTCAACTCACCAACCGTGATTGAACCTGTTGTTGTTGCACCCCTTGCGACGACTGATGCAAGCGTGTCTGTCTCTTCATAGTAAGATGCGGTTGCAGCAAGAGTTGCAAAAGATGCAGTCTCTGCAGTGGTTGCGTTGACGGCAAAGAAAGAAAAGGATGATGAGATTGAAAACGATGCTGTTTCTGGTAGTCCGTCAATGTTATCCACATGAATGTAGGATGCGGTGTGTGCTGTGAGTGCAAGCGATGCAGTGTGTGCAAAAGATGCAGTCTCTGGTAGACCGTCAATGTCTGAAACATGAACATAGGATGCTGTCTGTGCCACCTCAACATAGGATGCCGTTTGTGCTGCCTCAACTGTTCCAAAGACACTTTGACCGATGACATAGGAGGCAGTATGAGCAAAAGAAGAGCTAAGAACTGTTCCGTCCACCCCTGATGCGGCAATGTAAGAAGCCGTTTTTGCATTCGTGATCTCGCCTCGAAGCTCGGCTTGTTCGTCGCCGACACTGAAGTCAAACTGGTTTGTTGACGAATCTATTGTAATCTTATGCTCGGAACCAAAAACAAGAGAGCCCGTAGACAGGTACAGATCTCTTACTTTACGATCCGGGGAGCCGATATCAAATTGCTCATTGCCGGCAGGAATAATGTTTCCAGAAAACTCAATTCCTGAAGATGATAGGTGGCCAATGGTTATGGAGCCTGTTGTGACATTCCCTCGACCTACAACATTATCTAGTGTATCTGTTTCTGCATAGTATGATGCAGTGTGTGCAATGGATGCAGTGTGTGCATTTGTGATTGTGCCCGAAATCTCGCCTGCTGAGTTGATAATGATCTCGTCGTCGGTGGATTCAAGGACAATGTTGTCTCCAGCGACCAGGGTTTTCATGTTAAATTGAATTCCTGTCTTATTTTTGAATATTTCTTCTCCATCCCCGACATTTGCCATCGTATTGTCCACACCATCGGGAATAATAAGGTTTGCGTTGTCACATGCGGTCACAGAGTCAAGATCAAAGTCATCTGCGACCCCTTCAATCTCTGAAAGTCTGAAAATACCTTCTCTAGCTCGGATACAGCTTGCCACAACCTCGAATTTCTCGTCGATCTTGCCGAAAAGCAGTCTTGGCTGACCAACAGTGGCAATTTCGTACAAAATGTTGCCATAAAGGATGAAATCACCCTCTCTTACGAACAAATTCTGATCTTCAGACAGTCTTCGCTTGTGAAACTTGACTTCAATCGAAGATTTGCGGTCAATTCCGTAGTTACTCGTCGTCGTTTCGCTTCCTTGCCAGTCAACAGAGGCAAAAACACGGATCGGAGGAAGAAAAGTCTTGTTTACCGACTCTCCATAGAGCTCGTGGAAGTTAGAATGTGGTACTGATACCGGAAAATAGACAACTTGCTGCCCAACAAC